GCTAATTCGTGCCGATCATGCCGTCTTTCTTCTGGCCGAGCATGTTCTGGAGGGACTTCGGGAGCTTAGACCACTGCGATGCCGACATTTTCGCCGGACGCATCATCTGTGCCGGCTGGTTCTGCATATTAGAATCGGGCTTGATGAAATCCGCAATACTACCATACCTCCGCTTGAGGTACTGAAGGGTTACAGGGACGCGGTAGATGACGCACTCCGCCTCTTTGAGCTTGTTGTCGGTGCCTACTTCCATCAGGTTGACCGGTGAGATTGGAATGTACTCGTTGTCGCCGTAGCCGTTGGCGAGCGCGGGGTTCCACTGGACTTTCCCGTAGCCGGTGTGCAACAGCCCGTAGATTACGGTCTGGCTGAGGTCTCCCTCGAAGTCGGTGTTCTCTGCCCAAAGGCTGATGTACTGGTTCAGTAGGCTTTCGAGTTCCGAGAATCCTTCGGGGTGGTCGTGGAACGTGACTTTGAAGTCCGGCAGGATGTCGGTCAACTGCCCCACCATCTCGATGAACTGGCGAACGAAGCGGTTCTCGACCGGGCGAGAGCGACCAAACCGAGCCTGCGGACTCCACTGGCGCCCCTCTATGTAGTCGATCAGTTTGCCGGTAAGTTTGAGTTCCTTCGAGTCCGAAAGCTCGCGCTCCGCCTCGTCGTAGACTGATTCAGTCCATTCCAGCACCTCATGTTCGAGGCGTTGTTCCGGCGTTTCGTTGAGTAGTTCCGCAGCGGCCATAGTCGATTTCATCCTACCGCGAAATGGCTGCGGAGTGGGGAGTTAGCGCGAGAGAATTTCTAGTGAAGGCAGAAATACAACGCAAATCCAAACACGATGGCGATAAAGGGGAGCATTATGTTTTTCATACCGGAGCCTGAACGCCTGCCCCTTGGAAGAGGGACTGCATGAGAGAAATCTTCTCTTCCGCCGTCTGCAACTGCGCTTCGAGGGTCTTCGCAACTTCGAGCGCAGCGACCATCTCCGAGCCGTTCTTGACCCCGAGTTTCCGCAGATGCGCCGCCTGTCCGCCGTCGATGATGACTGGCTCGCCGACCAGATAGAGCCGCAGAATCGACTCGACCGTGGCGTTGACCTGTGCCGGATACTTGGCCGCGAACTGAGTCCAGATGTCCTTGTTGACCCAGACCTCTACCTTCGTATCGTTCGGTCCGGGAGTCTCCTTCGGGATGAGTTTGATTAGTTCCGGCTCCATCGCCATGAGTTCCGCGTAGGCTTTGAAGACGTGTCCGTTTGCGCAGCGGAAGGCGTCCGGGTCGCGCACCAGTTCGACGACCTTAAGGGAAGCGTTGCTGGTGATGTTCGCCAAATTTCGGCAGGTTGGGCAGTACATCATTGCTCGGTCTGACATAGTGTTCTCCTCGTCTTTACCAATCTGAATCGTTGGAACTGTTGCCGCCAATCGCGGCTTGATCGTAGGCCGCTTTGAAGCTCGAAACCAGTGCAGGCACGATCTCATCCGATGATAAACCATGCGCATGTCGCAGTTTGAACTCCGCGCTGTTTGGGTCGTCATACGTCGGAGAGTACATCGTGTTCGCCTTGCAAATCAGGATGGGCTGCACTGTCCACCCCGGCTTGCCTTCGATGACGCCCAGAGCAACCAGCCTGTCCTGATACTGCCCCCGCTGGCGCATGATGTTGTCGTAGACCCCATAGACGTTGATGTCGCCAACATGCTCGGATGAGGAGCGATCGTTTGCCGTCCCTTTGAGGTGAGTTGTCGTCTCCCTCATGCAGTAGAGCGCGATCATCAGGCCGAAAACCGAGTCATCGTGATTTCCCTGCCCCTCCATCCTTCCGCCGGTCGATCCGAAGTCGATCATCTCGTCCAGAAGTTCGACGGAGCGCAGAATTACTCCGGGATCGCCCTTGCGGTTGTGGTGCAGCAGGGCTTCGTTCATCGTCGAGATGATGGCGTCGCGGGTCTTGATGTTTGTGACGAAGTGGAAATACGGCTTGTAGGCGCCGCCGGGCCGGTCCTTCATCCGTTCGCGGTAGAGGTTCGGGTAATCCAGTTCCACCAGTTTGTCGCCGGTCGAGATGCCTGGCCCTTGATACTCGGTCGCAACCTCCGCTCCGTTGTACCAGTAGCCGAGAGCGCAGTTGATACGCGCGAACTCTTCTGGAGGGCAGTGGCCCCACCATTCGGCAACCTGCGTATCCGAAGCAGAGCCCTGTCCGCAACGGAAGACAGAGGCCACGCTATAGTCTCCTCCGTAAACTCCTAATGCTGAATCACTTCCGACGTAGTACGTCTCCCCGACTTCTGGCAACTCCCAGACATGAAGCCGTGCCGATGGCCTGTCGCTTTTTCGTTTCGTCAGAATCTCGTCGTCCATCACCTCGCGGATCATGTCTGTGTTCGGAGTTTTGTTATCGAATGCCAGCGAAATCTCACCCGCGAAGATCGGCTTGCAGATGTACTTCATCTCCTGTTCTTCGAGGGATTCACGGTCGAACGCGCAGATGCCGGATGCTTGGAACGCTTGCGCCGGGGTTAGCGGATACGATTCAATGAATCCCGCTTTCGCTTGTCCCCTCTTCGCGGCGAGCATACCGATTCGATGGAAGTTCCAGAACTCTTTCGGGATGCTGAAGTGTTCTTCCTTCTCAACGCGGGAGTTGAACTTTTCTTCGTCGTCTCGCAGCGTGAAGGCGTCACGCAGTGCATCGTTCTTGGCCGGGTTCCGGCGATTGAACGGCAGGTAATACTTCTTCGACCGATAGACAGGAATGAAGACCGCACGGTATCCCGTGTCTCCCTCGACCGAGCCGCGCCATTGATCGTAGAAGAATCCTTGCCGCCCGAATCCAGTGGATTCGATGACAGCAAACGTATCGCGCGCATTCATCGACGGCTTGATGTCAGCCTCGAACATGCCATCGTCAGGCCATCTCGACGCCTCGCTCGCGTGAAGATTACGCAGTGATCGACCGATGGCAACTCCGCTCATCTTCATCGCGTTCGAGCACTTCAGAATCGAACCAAGTCCTGGGTTCACGGATCGTTCCGCGTCATCCTCGCGCTGAAATACAATCTCGTCACCCTTCGTCTTGTAGAGGAACTCTGGGCGAATCCACCACGGGAGCGCGTGGTAGGCGTTGATGCTCATGTTGTAAAGATGCTCAGACGTGTCGCCGTTCTGACCGACGATCATCGAGTAGGAGTTCGGAACGAAGATGGTTCGGTGAAAAATGGCTCCGGCGGTCCACGTCGAGATTCCCGACTGCCGCGGCTTCACGGCGATGATCTTGCACTGGCCGTTCTCCGCCAACTCTTCTTCGATGGCCTCGTACAGAATCTCCTGATACTCGAACCACGGATAGAACGATTTCCAGTTTCCGTTTTCGTCTTGGATGCAGTGGTAATTTTCGAGGTAGTAGCGCAGGTATAAACACTGCTCAGTCTCGCCGTAGATAAACGACTTGTCGCTGTCGTCCAGCATCGAGTAGGCGACCTTCTGGTTCTTGTTAGCGCGGACGTACAGGTCATCGAGGTATTCGATGGCATCGTTCAACGTCGGGTCTTTGCGAGCAATACTCACTCGTCACCCTCGTCGTCGCCCTCGTCGTCGTCATCCTCTTCGGGGATCTCAATGCCAATCTCCGCCAACTCTTCGGCGATCCCGCCTTGCTCTACGTCTTCAAAATCTGCGTCGGGTATGCCAGCGTCATTGGAAATTCCCTTGCTCTCGCGTATCTGGCGCAGCCGGGTCTCGTAATCGAATCCACGTCCGCTCACCGCCCCGTCTTGCTGGCCCCCGGCGGCATTGATTTGCTGATTGAATTGGATTCCGCCGCCCCTTGGCCGCGTCGTGTCCATGAGGGTCTTCATCATCTCGACACTCTTCAACCGGGTTGCGTGGTCGGCCACCTTGCGCATGATGACGTTCTTGCCGCGCCCAACATTCTCGGTCGTCGTCGCCTTCATGCCGTCGATGAGGACTTTGGCTGCTTGCGGCAGGGCTTGGCCGATAATCAGGCGGTTTACTTCGAGATCAACTTCCGCGTTGTCGAACTGCGCGCGCCAGAGTTCGTGCCGCCCAATCGCGGCTTTCACTGCCAACTCTGTCATCTTGAATCGAACGGCAAGCTGGTCGTCTGTCCAGCCCTTCTTTTTCCCCAGCCAGAGTTCGCGCTCCCGCTTCGTCGTCTTCGTGATGAAGCCGGGGGGAGATTCCAAAAGTGCCAGTGCTGTGTTGGTCGCCATTGCCTATGCCGGTACTTTCCTGTTTTCCACGTAGAGTTCGAATCGTTTGAAAGCGGCCTCTCCGTCGATCAGGGCACCCTCCCTACGCGCCGCCTCTTTCCCTTGCTCGTAACCAAACTTGAATCCCTCTTGCTCTGCCGCTTCTTTTAGCCGGATGAGGTCTATCTTGGTTGCTGGGTTTGGTTCAGAGAGGCATACCATCACCTCGTACCACGGCATCTCCTGCCATTCCTCCTCGCCTTCCCATCTGACCTCCAGTTTTTCTTCGGACACACGGAATTGGATGAATCCACAGAGATGCGGATTGCAGGAAGTGGACTCCACCGTAAACGTCGTGCCGACAGTCGCCTTCATTCCGCCGCCACCCCAGAGAACAATGGCGCATCATCTTCCGATTGCGCCCTCTGGTCAGCCTGATCGAGCCGCGCTGACTCGCTAATGCTGGAGTATATCGTATCGCCAGCCGCGTACTCTTCGGGGAGCAAGTCCGCCGCGCCTTCGGGAACCTCGTGCGTCACCAAGAGAGCCTGAAGTGTGCTGGCAACCCTCACCAGCGTTGCGGACGCATTGAAAATCTTGATCGAAGCCGCCTCCAGCGCTGTAGGGTTGAATTTGCCGATGGCATCGCGGAATCCAGCATCGTGCGCCTTGAGCGCAGCCGCCAAGAGCTTATCCTGCCTCTCCTGCGAGGTCTTGATCTCCTGCCGGATGCCGGTGAAGCTCGACCGCGCGCCATCGACAAGGACGGTCAAGTCCGTCTTGTATTGCGTCAGAAAGGCGGCGAGTTCCTTGTTCGCCTTCTGCGCCCGGAGATGGAGAATAATCAGCGCGGCAAGCCCCAAGACGATGATGAGCAGGATGAAACTGGCGAAGACGGAGATGATCGAGACGGCTACCGTGGACATGAATTTACTGTACGACGCTTGCAGTTGGATTGCAAGGGAAAATAGAACGGCTGGCGACCTCGACCCATGCTTACCCTTGGAAGAGGATGGGGAGATCGCCAGCCAGATGAGATCGCCGCCAGGCAAGCCCATACAAACTATTATGACATAAATTATGGGTTAGGGGTTGCTTTTTTTTTCAACTAGTGAGAAATTGGAATACGAGCTTACCCTTGGAAAGATAAGCCCGGCACCTAAATTCCCGTCTCCCGAACACCTGGAGCCGATAAATAAATCGCCACTATAACGACACGGAAGAGTTGTGTCCGAAATGAGGCGTGGGGGAATGGTCGGCTTATTGCGAGCTTCCAGAGTCCTCCGATTCCGCGAGACGGCCAAGAATTTTTGGTTGGGTAGGAACTCACTCTGGAATAGGCAATGCGCTCTCGGGCTCACTGAACCGACAGCACACGCTAAGGCTAATGTTGCGACGGGCGAATACGCTTTCGTGCGCACTCATTAGTCTTGGTGCGCCCCCAGGTCTTCAGTCCCGACATAATAGAAACAAAGACAAAAGCAAAAGAACAGTAGAAACTTAATGGATTTTATGTAGAATCAGATTACTGAGGTGCAAGCATGAACCGCCCACAAACACTTCGATTTCTCATTAAACAGCAGCGAATCATCGGACTTGCGCCACAAGAACTCCATGCCAACATAGGCACCATCGACGGATTTATCCTCGAAGCAGGATTACGCCCCGTCGTTCCGCCGGACACTCGCAGTTTGATTGATCGGATTCGCCGACCCAAATCTGGCCCCGTACCCCAGTACGAGTTCGATGGGTTGAAACTGGTCTGCAACCCGCAGATCCCCGGCGGAGCGATCATCCTGCGACCGGCGATGCTGATGGGCGACCCCGACTGGCTGGGCCATGTTCAGTTCAAGGAATCCCCTGAGATTCCTCAGAATGACGAGCAGGGTGGCCTACAGCGTCTTCCTGCGGACGGATCGACTCCGTGGCTCACCAAGGGGCAAAACACGCCACAGCCGCCACAGGAGGCCGCTGGCGACCCCGTGCAGCAACTTCAGCAAGAGTGTGGGGCTGACTGTACCTCGATACTCATCAAGGCAATGGAGGGCATGGATTCGGTCGATGACGTTGTTGTAATGAGATTTCACAAGAGCGGCGACGTTTCAATGTGTTCGAGTATGGACAAATTCCGCATAATCGGGGCCCTGCAGATGGGAATGGCCTACGCAATGCGGCAGAATTAGTTGACGAGTTCCTTTGGCGTCGGCCCTTCGTCAATCGCCGAGGTCCGCCGAACTTCCTCTTCGAGGCAGACTTTGACGTAGCTCACGAGTCCGAGGTTAGCCGAGATTCTATCGCGGCACTCATGCCAACTGATCGAGCCGTCACTGTGGCTGATAATAAGCATCGCGTCTTCCGCGTCCTTGAGTTCGTCCAGCGTGTCCGCGATCATCTCTTTTGCGCTGCGTTCTTTCATCGTGTTCCTCCCCAGGCCGATTCTTTGTCGATTCCATAAGGTAAATCTGTTCCTTCCGGCAGCATCCATAGGATTCGTATGTGCATCTTCGACACCACCTCGCGTGGATAGATTTCAACTCCGAGTTGGTCCGCGCCAAACAGTTCGTTCTTGATGCGGAGAACATCGTTCCATGTGACCGGCAACAAGTGGCCGTGGTGGGCGATCACAACCTGGACGACCCCGCCGATACTGGTTGCACAGTTGAACGTCTGCACCTCGAACTTCGAGTTCGCATAGATTTTCGCAACGCGCTTCATCTGTGGAGAGGAGTCTCTAATCTCATCGGTGATTGGCACTTCTTGCCACGCGGTCCAAACCTTACTCATGCGCTGCATCTTGTGACGCTCTTGTGTGGCTTTGCTCAAAGTTGTGCCTCTTTCTTTTTCCACTCATCGTCGCTAAATGCGCCGGGATGATCGGGTGCATGATGCGTCAAAACATCGTACCCCAGATTATTTACTTCTAGCAGTGGACCGCAGGGGCAATCCTTCGATAGTTCATGGTCGCCGCTACGAACATACTCGCCCTCGATCACAACGCACGGCATGACATGGAAGGAAATAAACTCGTCGTCATCGTCCCACTGCTCGTAGACGCCCCAAATCATACTCATGGCATCATCTCCAATACGTCATTGATTGCGTCTCCTCGCTCGACCATTGCGGTTGAGTAGCGAAGGACTCTCCATCCAAGTTTTGTTGCTTCGTTGTACTTTTTTGCATCTCCCTCAAATCCACCTCCGAAACTGTGGCGCGATTTGCCGAATGAAGTTCCACCCTCAATCTCGACTGCGATATTCCTGCTTATGAAGGCGAAGTCGAATCTCCATTTTCTATCGCAGAATTGGTACTCGCGTATCGGAGTCAATCCGTACGCCTTGCACTGGAGCGCGAATGTTTCTTCGCCAATACTGAGCGGATTGGGGATTTTGCTCACTTCGGTTCTCCTCGAAAGTTGATGTCCGTCGCGCACATAGCCCTCGGTGTCCTCAAACTCGCCGCCGCCATAGGCGTTTCGATTACGGGCCTTCGACGTGGTACCAGATAACTCACCGAGTCCATACGGCGGGTCGGTGATGACGCAATCTGCCGTCAACAACGGTAGGAATTCACGCGCGTCGCCGTGGTAGATTGTGATGCCGCCATGCTCATAATATGCGGGCGGGACGGCTACCGGAGTAGCCGCCGTGGGGGAAGGGGTATTGCTCATTGGACTCCCTTTGGCGGTTCGGGCAATGGCATCCAGTGAGTGACACACCCTACCCATTGCCGTGCGTGTTGGTCACCGAAACATCTAGCAATCTCGATCCAAGAGCCGATGCCGTTTCCGACGCGGTAAACTAGGACATCACAATCAGTTTTCGGCAACCGATCTTTCACGCTGATCCAGGCGGGAGCGGCCCCAGATGGAGCCGCCGTGGGGGAAGGGGTTTGCGATGCGGAGTGTGACGGAATCATTGTACGCGCTGACCTTTCCATCTCTTTTCGTAAAGTCGTTTCTGAGCCTTCTGATCTTTCGAGAGCGGGCCAGCTTGCAGTGATTGATGGAAGTCAACCTCGTCAGGTTTGTGCCGGTGGCAGAAGATAACCGGGCTGCTGAATTTTCCCTTGTAGACCTCATCGCAGATGTAGCACTCAGCCGATTCAAATACGCGTTCATCCATCATTTCACTCCTCTCGCCCGCTGGGGCTATGCCCACTGGTTTGTGTAAATAAGCTGCATGTAGATTACTCGGCCTTCATCATCGCGCCACATTCGATACCACTCAAATACTGGATTCATTTCACTCCTTTCGCCGCTGGGGCTACTGCTTAGTCTTCTAAAAGCATTGCAAGATGAGGTGTTTTGTCTGCACATCTATCATGTACAAACATCCTCTTTGGCTCACAGATAAACTTTGCCATGTCCTCATCCGTCCCCATTACAGCGGCAACAGCAGGAGAACCTAACATCATTTCAAGCCCAGCATGCCGCCGGATAGCTCTTCTGTCCAACATGGCACGCGATATTTCCACGACGTAGAAAACCGGCAGTCCTTCTGAATCCCCGATCTTTTTGTGACATACGCCGCAGCTTCCTAGAGCAACCAGCTCCGCTTGTTTCATGCCCTTCAACTCTTCAGCCATCACCGTACCTCTTTCTCGCCACCCACAGTCCGAGAATACTCCCAGCAACAAAGTTCGCAGTAGACGACTCGCTCCATCGTAATGTAATCAATTTTAGCCTGCCATCTATGAGGGCATTTCCCCGGCTCTAATTTGGAAACCGCTTCCGGCACATCTGGCCCTGGGGCGAGTAACATGCGGCGCTGCCACTCGGTAATCATCCATATCCACCCGTTGTATCCGTTTAATGAATTGCTGAGTTTCACGCATTCTTTGGCTAAGGATCTTAATTGCTCCTTCGTCGGAACAATCGGGTTATCCAAGAGCCATCTCAGGGAGGCTTCGACGGCGATCCTTGCGATGTGTAGTTCTCCGGGCCCATGGCCAGGGATATAAGTCTTCATCTTAGATGAAACTGCTTGCCAAGCCGCTGTCAACATACCTTCAGGAATTACGATCTTCTTCTCCATCACCTCACCTCTTCAATATCTACAACCTGCTTTTCGTTCCAACTGATCCTCAACTCGCTGTCCCAGTGCGCTGACTTGTGGCCAGCATCGAGGACGCAGACAGCGTACTTGCCGACCTGCTTGCGGATCGCCCCGCAGGGTTTCAACTGCTTCAGGCACCGCTTGCAGGTGATCTCCCCAGGGTTTATTCCAAGCTTGGCAATAGTTACTGGAACATTGCACATCGGCTGCCCATCCTCGCCAAGATAGTGAATTCTCATCGCTTCCCTTTCCCCGCCATCCGGTACAACTGCTCCACCTTCTCAAGACCGAGAAACTTCAAGATCGTTCCGTCCGGCATCCGAACTTTCGCAACCACGTTCGCCAGAAAAGGGGCCGAGACACCGATCTTTTCCGCGAACTCTTTCTGCTTGAGGGCGCCCTGCTTCGCCTCCAACATCTTCACCACGTCGTCCCGTGTGTAGTCGCGCATCAGGCGATCTCCTCGACCATCTGGATTCTACGGCCAATCCAGGCCATCACTGGTACTGCCATACTATTTCCGAGTGCGCGGTATCGCGGCCCATCGGCGGTTTTCGCGCTGATCTTGGTGTACCCCGGCTCGGAGTCCTGAGACTGAGAAATCTTGGCAAGGTGTTCCTCCGACCAGAACGTCGATTGCTCCAAATTCATCACCTCTGATCTTCGTGAAATCTCCTACATTCGGAACATCTGGATAGTGATGCGCCAGCACCGCCGACGGAAATTTCTCGATCTCCGCCACCGCAGCGCACTCCCAAGAAGGCCAAGCGACTGACGCCGCCTCAATCCCCGAACATACACTCAGAAACCGCATACCAGAGTTTCCCACACTGGAAAGGTGGAGTCAAGAGAAATCTTTACTTTTTTGGAAATAACTTAGAAGGGGGATTTGAGGAAATCGTGCGGGAGTGATCATCCGCCGAAGTCTGACGGGTCATGGGAGGGCCACCCCTTGATCGCGCGTTCCCGCCGCGTCGTCGTTCGCCTCGCGCGCAGTCGGGCCGGCAGGGAGGGCCGCACACCTCGAAGGGGAGGGGGCAACGGCCATC